AATTTATATAATAGCTAGTATATATATATATATTTAATAGAATAGATTTTAATAAATTATATTTATATATATATAAACAATAATAAGAAAATAAAATTAAATTTATTTTAATATATTATATTGACATAATCATCTAATCATAATAATGTATGCGAACTAGATTAAATTCTAGTATTAACTAACTAAATGAGGGGCTTATTATGGAATTATTATTCGCTTTATTTCTAATCGGTTTGGCTTGGTTGTTTGCTTTGTGTGTAATTGAAAAATAAGGGGCAAGATCATGGAATATCAAGCAATTAAATTAAAAGATACAAAGCCTGGTGAATTTATCGTGCGCAAGCCTGGTGCAAATAAAGTATATAAGCGCGCTGAATATAATCGAGAGCTTAAAAAATATTCATTAGATGATTTTGACGATATAAGCCGCTGTATATATCTCAAAGGCGAAACTATCGTTTATATCGGTTTCACATTCTAAGGGGATTATCATGGAATTTAATTTTTATTCTGATCCTAGTCACGGCTGGTGTGAAGTTTCTGCTGATTTAATTAAAAGCTTAGGTATTGCGGAAAAGATCAGCGCATATTCATATTTTAATAACGGCATGGCGTATCTTGAGGAAGATTGCGATTTCAGCAAGCTGGTAAAAGCTTTAATTGATAAAGGCGTCAATTTTACTTTGAATGAGATCTATCAGGAAAACACGCCTATCCGTCACTATCAGCGCTTTAATCCAGCATTAGTACATTAGTGCTATCTGCAAGCTTTTGATCACTTCGAGAGCTTGCGGGCTATCACTAGCCAATAACTAACTAACAGAGGGCTTTAACATGATCAGCAAAATATTAGAAGGCTTAATTTTCGCACTATGCTTTTTTGGCATGATTTTCTTTTTTCTAGTCATTTAACTATTGGGGGATATTATGAAACCGCAAGTATACGTAGGAACTTATGCAAAATATAACGCTGGCAGTATTTTGGGGGCTTGGGTTGATTTATCTAGCTTTGATTCTGCTGATTCATTCATTGATTACTGCAAAGAACTGCACAAAGATGAACCCGATCCTGAATTGATGTTTCAAGATTATGAGGGTTTTCCTAGTCAGTATTATCACGAAAGCGAAATTCATCCTGATTTGTGGGATGAGTTTTTAAAACTTGACGATAATCAGCGCGAAATTATGGCGGCTTATATTGAATGCACTGGCGATACTAGCGCTAATTTTGATGATGTTGAAAATTCATACTTCGGAAAATGGGATGATTTTGACGATTTTGCTTTCGATTATGTAGCAAGCACGGGAATGCTGGCAAATATTCCTGATGAAATAGCACGCTATTTTGACTATTCGAGTTTTTCCCGCGATTTGTCATTTGATTATATGCAAAGCAGTGAAGGGCATATTTTCAGCAATTACTAAACCTAAACTAACTAACTGGGGGCTTAATCATGAAAAAATACGACTGCAACGGCTTTATCTTTTATTCACTCAATGACGCTATCGCATACGAAGCATTTTTGCGAAAACTAACAGGCATTTTTTACGCTATCACTGAAACTAAAACTTAATGCTTTTTTTAAGCCATTACAGCGCTTATTTTGTGATGGCTTAGGGGATAGCATTAAACTATCCAAGAAAATGCGAAATAAAGTGTTTTCTGTTGATTCTAACTAACTTAATAGGGGCTTTATCATGCAATTTGAACTTAATCTAAACTTTGTAAAAGGTCTGAGCGTAATTATTCCAAATAAGGAAATTCGCTATTATCTAAACGGCTTGCATTTTGAAGCAAAGCAAAATGACGGCTTTTATATCGTTGCTACTGACGGGCATAGGCTGGCGCTGATTAAAAATGACGCTATACAAGCGGATCGTGATTATAGTTTTATTATCCCGAACGAAACTGTTAAAAATCTCATCAAGATGATGGATAAAAACCAGCCTATAGCGCTGATAGATTACGATTTTGACAACAATAGGATAGTCATTGAATACAACGGCAATTGCATACGCGTGGCTGGTATAGATGGCAAGTTTCCAGAGTGGCGTAGAATTATTCCCGATTCCGTCAGTGGTGAAGCTGGACAGTACAATTCCGATTACATTGCCGATTTCAAAAAGATGGCTAATTTTATCAATGGCACTAAAAACGCTGATTGCTTTATCAAACAAAATGGCGAACAGGTTGCTATTGTTGATATTGGCGCCAATAAACCTGAGTATGATATTCACGGCATGGGCTTATTGATGCCGCTTAGGAAAACAGATAGCGATTTTGCGAACTATTCCCGCCCTAAATGGCTAGAACCTGCTAAACCTGATCTAAAAGCCGTAGCATAGTGATACCTGATAGCTTTATTCAATCGGATAGGGCTATCGGATTATCATTGTGATAATCTTATAATCTAACTAATATAGGGGCTTTATTATGAGTGAATTTTTACTTGCTGAAGTAGCTTTGGAAGTGGCGAACTATCATCCTGATGATGACAAGTTTACAGATATGACAAGAGCTGAATGGCGATTCTTTATCGTGCAAAAAGCCATGCAAATTTGCAAGGATATGAATATCACGCTAGAAACTGATGATATTGACGAAATAGTAGCGTCATATTTAACACAAGAGGACGCGCTATCATGAATAAAAACGCGATTAAGAAACGCGCTAAAGAACTCGGATTCGAGTTTAATGACGCGGATTGTGATGAGATTATTAAAACCAGCTTTAAAGGCGAGAGTGTAGATCATGCCGTCAAAGATTTTATTGACGCATACGAGGGCGGATGTTACGCGGGACAGGAGGCTTGGAATGATTAACTCAGGCATATACACCAACGAAAGTGCTTTGATTGACGATGTTTACGATTATCTATTCCAAAATAATCTAAACATACTCATCAATTTTGCAGACGATTTTCCCGATTCTTATGTGGACCCGATAAAAGCTCAGATTCACTTAATTAGCGAGAATTTTCAGGAATATATTATCAAGATAGAGAGGGTTTCATAATGGCTAAATTTAAAGTGCTGGCAGTGTATGAGGTAGAACTTGAGGCTGATATTGAGGCAGAAAATATAGAAGAGGCAAATTATATTGCTGATCAGATGGATGGCTCAGAGTTTACCGTCACAAATGAAGATGGGTGGCGTATTTACGATGTTGTGGAGGTGCAATGATGAAATTAACCAACAATGAGATAGATTCACTAGCTGAAGATGCCGTCAATGTTGCCGTGAAGCATATTCAGGACAAATTAGGCATTAAAGCTGGCGATTTTGCGGGTATTTTCTTTTCTTACGATGATTATGTATTCAAAGTGTTTAAAGAATATATCAGAGGCGAGATGTTTGATCAGGAGATGATGAAAAATGAATGAACTCATAGTAAACCTGTATAAAACGGATTTTTCCAACGATAGAGTATGGATTGATCTATGTGAAGCACTAGGGCTTTCGGGCAATTCAACAATGGTCAGCATACAAGTAGATAGAGCTGCCGATTTTGATTTATCCGATATGGACGATTATGAAGATGAGAATTATGAAATTTAAGCGATTTTGACGCACGATTTTTGTTTACATAGGGGATAACATGGAAAACGAAAGAAAATCGTTTTTGGATAGGTTTTTGCAAGATTTAGACCAGTATTTAGATGTTCCTGAGAGTGTATATGCAAAAGATTTTCAGGAATGGGTGAAATCTTGTGAAAAAACATTTAAAAATGATGATCTGCCTAAAAAATAGGCAATCTCTATTTATGTATATATTATAAAGAGATATATGATTAACGATTACAAATATATAAACAATAACAATTATGCTTACTTTGTAAGCATATAATATACAAACAATAATAAATATTATAATGCGTTAAAAGTTATCCACAGGTTATCCACAGAGTTATCCACAAGGAGATGCAAATGGATAGATATATTGTAAGTGGCTTTTTTTCAGGTATTTTAGGTATGTTGCTAGTTTCTAGTTTGGTGATCAACGCAACATTAAACAGGCATAAAGAGTGCACTATCGAAGTGACAAAAGGTAATGTTACTCATGTCAGAATAGGAATGTTGCCATGAACAAACAGATTGAAGCATTAAAGATGGCGATTGAGGTGTTGAGCCAAGATGAAGGATGGTTCGACCCTAGTAAAGCAATCAATGCTTGCAAAGAAGCACTAGCAGAAGCAGAGAATCCAGAGCTTGTAGCTGTTCAGTATTTATATAAAGCTGATAAAGATAACCCTGAAATGATACCACTCTACACTCATCCTGCTATATGGCAATCATTGAGTGATGATGAGATAGAGTATTTAGAATGCTTAAAAGCACCGCCAGTGCATCCTGATTTTATAAACGATGACAGTTGGTATGAATTTGCTCGTGCTATTGAACAAGCATTAAAGGAAAAGAATCATGCGTAAACCTTCAATACAAAAAATTGAAACAATAATGTCAGGTGAAATACAAGAAACTATCAATGGAAAATGGTATCCAGCAAGACCACTAACATGGAACAGCAGATTTACTATTGCATTTTTGGTATTGATTGGTAAAGCGGATGCAGTTATTTGGCCTGAACAAGCATTAAAGGAAAAGAATTATGAACAGAGATGATGAAGGATGGTGGGACGCTGTGGGTAAAGACTTATGGCGCTGGCAACAGGAATTAGATGAAGCTGAGGCTAGAAAGCAACAAGAGGATCAGAAATCGAAACCTGTTGACAAAGATAATATAATCAAATAATGTAATAATGTAACTAACTTAACTGGGGGATAAACCTATGCGAATTACCAAGATTTGTGTTGAATGTGAACACTATCGTGAGGCAAACATAGAGCCAGACTTTTCTGTTTTGCCCACTTGTAAAAAGAACCCACGAATTGACCTTGTGTCAGGAGAGGTCAAATACTACGAATGTCATATTGCTAGATCTGATTCAACGCTATGTGGCACTGTAGGACTTAAATTCACGCCTAAGGCTGATTTTTGGCTAAAGTATGAAACGGCTGAATTACCTGATAAACCATTTTAACTAACTGGAGATTATTATGAAAAAATCTATCGCAATTTTAATTCTAGCTTTATTGGGCTTATCTGCTACGGCTTATGCCTGTCAGACTTACACCTACATCATCAACGGCAAAATGATTACCTGCCAAGTATGCGGCACAGTTACTAACTGCTGGTAGGAGATCATCATGCACACAGATATGGCTGATACCAGCCTAGAGGCTTATGACGCCCTAAAATCGTCAAAAGCTCTGGGCAAGAAGCAACAGCAGATTCTTGATGTCATGCACCTTAACCGCGCATATACACGCAGGGAATTATCCCGCCTAGCCAATATGGAGATGTCATCCGTAGCTGGGCGTGTAAATGAGCTGATATTTATGCGCTACATAGAGGTCGTGGGCAGAAAAGAATGTTCAATCACACATAAGCTTGTAGAAGCTTTAAAAAAGATAGGGGATATAAATGCCTAATGATAGAGCAGATTTTGAGCCTGAAGTGCGTAACAGCGCTTGGTGGGCTACAGATAGTAGAAACGCAGTAAACGGCAAGGCAATAGAAACTATCATGATAAAACAAGGCAAGCTGGAAGCGCCTGATCTATCTGATGTTGAAGCCGTGCAGATGGGTCATGTCATGCAACCGATTATCGGCAAGCTGGCGCAAGATAAACTTAAAATGGAATTAAAAGATGCCGACTACTCCCTTACACATCCTGATCATAACTGGCTTCGCAGTCACTTCGACTTTATTAGTAGCGATGGCAAAACTCTCGTGGAAGCTAAAAACTACAACGCTGGGAGCCGTAATAAGTTTGATGTTGATAGTAAGCGTATTCCTATGGCTGATTATGTTCAGTTACTACATGAAGCTACTGTTCACAGAGTAGATACAGTCATCCTAGCCGTGTTATTTGGCGGTCAAGAGTTTCAAACGTTTGAATATACCTTCACAGATGATCAAAAAGAGGATTTTGTGAAGCAAATGGCAGTTTACTGGAGCCATGTAGTCGCAGAAACGCTACCAGCGCCAGAAACAGTCGAACAGACGAAATTACTCTACCCAAAAGACAATGGGCAATCACTTATCGCAACACAGCCAGTAGAAACGGCTATTCTGCAACTTAAAGAGATTAAAAGGATGATAAAGGCTTATGAAGAACAATCAGACGTTTTGGAAACAGCTATTAGAAACGCTATGCAAGACTATAGCGACATTGTTAGTATTAGTGGTGAAACATTAGTCACATGGCGAGCCAGCAAGTCATCCAAGCGATTTTCAAGCGATTTATTCAAACAATCCATGCCTGAGGTCTATGAACAGTTTGTCATAGAGCAACCAGGGTCACGCAGATTTATCGTGAAGTGAAAAATGGAAATTTTCTTACCGCGTGGAAGGAGTTTTGAATTATGAGATTCTATGGCTATAACAGACACGATTATTACTTTCCTAGATCAGCAAAAGAGGCTTTCGGATGCGAATATTATCCTGCACCTAAAGTATCAAAATGGCGTGACGCATTACGTTACTTGATGTTTGCTGTTATCATTATAGGATTATTAGCAATACAGATTAAGTTAGGAGCTTATTATGAAACCACATAAATGGGCAAAAGAAATTAAAGCATGGGCTGATGGTGCAGAGATTGAACAAAGATATATTGGAAGCGCAACTAGCACATATCAAATTTATATAGATTGGCATACTACTAACGATTTACATTGGGATAATCCTTCATGGGAATACCGCATCAAGCCACAACCTAAGGAGAATTATTTGTATGTGTATAGAACTAGCACAAATGGGCAAATAGAATATAGGATATACCATGACAAAGATGCTTGTGGTGCATTATTAGGCAAAATTAAACTGGAGACAGAAGATGAGTAACATTGTACCGTTTCAAGAGATGGATCAGATGGCTGATGCCATAGCCAAGTCTAAGCTGTTTGGCTTACAGACTAAAGAACAAGTGCTTGCACTCATGGCTATTGCACAGGCAGAAGGTTTACATCCAGCAATGGCTGCGCGTGATTATCACATCATTCAAGGCAGACCAGCATTGAAAGCTGATGCTATGTTGGCACGTTTTCAGGCAGCTGGAGGCAAAGTAGATTGGAAAGAATACACAGACAAGATAGTAACTGGCGTATTCACACATCCAAATGGCGGCAGTATCACGCTGTCATGGACAATAGATCAAGCTAGAAGCATTGGCTTGATTAAAGGCGGCAGTGGATGGGAGAAGTATCCGCGTGCTATGTTGCGTGCTCGTGTAATTAGCGAAGGCATACGCACAGTATTCCCTGGGTGCGTAGTAGGAACATATACACCTGAGGAGATACAAGACTTTGATCCACCGCCAACAAAGGAAATTGACGTAACACCACCACCAGTGGAATCAGTTACAGTCACAGTCAATGCGATAGACGCACTAGATAATCTTGAGAGTGATACAGAAGCATTGCTTATCCCGCTATACATCCCTGGAACCGAGAAGCCTTATAACGCATACGGCACAGCTTCAGAATGGATTAAGGTTTACACGGATTTATACAGAAAGATATGGGAAAGCGGCAAATACTCTAAAGAGGATAAATCTAGTAAGCTTGATGGTTTGCGTGATGCCAACATCACAATCATCAACAAGCTATCTGCGATGGAACGCATTGAGATTACATCAACAATAGCAAAAATTAGAGGAGAATAATGTGGCTGAGTTTATACACAAAGCAGGAACGGGAAGCTTACTTACTAATCTTAAAAAGACTAGCGAGAAAGCTCCCGATTATAACGGCAAGTTTGTTTTATCGAGAGATTTAAAAGCTGGGGAAACTCTGTTTCTAGGATGCTGGGAAAGACGCACAGACAAAGGTACTATCCTGATGCTGTCAGAAGATTCTTACAGACAGAATAAAGACGAGGAAAAGAAACAGAAAGAAGCTGAGGTCAATAGCCAATATCCGCGTGAACTTAACAGCACGGATTTAGGTGATCACTATGCTGATGATAGCGAAGTCCCTTTTAATTAAGTCCGTTTTAGTTTATTATCATCCCCACGGACGTTAAATATATGGGGTAAAAATGAAAGAATGTTTTAAATGTAAGAAGTTAAAACCAATTTCTGAATTTTATAAACATAGTCAAATGGCGGATGGGCATTTAAATAAGTGCAAATTATGTACAAAATTAGATGCCTATAACCATCGTCATAATAGTAAGTCTAGAGAAAAAGTACTTGCTTATGATAGGGCTAGAGGAAATAGGCAAACATCAGAGTATTTAAAACAATATAGGAAAAAATTTCCAAACAAATACAGAGCTCATAACCTAGTTTCTAGAGCATTAAGCTCAAAAAAATTATTTAGGCAGCCATGTGAAATATGCGGTAAAGAGAACACTGAGGCTCATCATGATGATTATGCAAAGCCATTGAATGTTAGATGGTTATGTGCTGAACATCATAGAAAATGGCACTCAGAAAATGGTTCAGGATTAAACGCTTAGAAGGTACAATATATGGCAGCTAAAACTCCAACACAGCGAAGCTTAGAATACTTGAGAGAGCAGGGATACTTTGTTGCTATCGTAGAACATTGGAACCCTTTTGCAAGGATCAGACAAGACTTATGGGGATGGTGTGACTTACTGGCTATACGCAAAGATGAAGTGCTTGCGGTGCAAGTTACGGCACAAGCTGTTTCGGCTAGAATTAAAAAGATTCAGGAATCGGAAACAGTAGGCAAAGTGCGAGAAGCTGGCATACGAATAGAGGTGCACGGCTGGCGTAAAAATAGCAAAGGTCGCTATGTGTTGCGTGTTGAGGATATATCTTAAACCCCTTTGAGATCAGCAAAGAGTTTGCACCTGCTGGCAAACAGTTAGTTAGCGTAGCCGAGGGACTGCGTAATCTGATCATCCCTCACCTATTTTAACTTGGGGATAAACATGACAAAACTATTTATAGCCACGCCTATGTATGGTGGTCAATGCTATGGCTACTATACACAATCCGTTTTAATGCTACAAAAGACTATGGAGCGAGAAGGTATTGAAACCGTTTTCAGCTTCATGTTTAACGAAAGCTTAATCACCCGCGCACGAAACGCATTAACGCATGGGTTCTTAAACTCAGACGCTACTCACCTTATGTTTATTGATAGCGATATACGCTTCAATCCAGAGGATGTAGTAGCAATGCTCAAGGCAGATAAAGAAATCATCTGCGGTATGTATCCTAAAAAAGAAATTAACTTTGCCAGCATTAAGCGTGGCATTGAATCAGAAGTGCCTATGGACCAGCTAAAGTATTACACAGGCGCCTTTGTAGTTAACCTAGTCAATTATCAAGGCGAGGTAGTAGTACCAGTGAATGAGCCTGTTGAAATATGGAATGGTGGCACGGGCTTTATGATCATCAAACGAGAGGTTTTCGAGAAGCTACATGATGTGTGCCCTACCTACAACAATGATGTTACGGATTTGGGCGGTTCTATCAAGTCACAGGCACCTATCGTTGAATACTTTGCTACCAGCATTGAGCCTGAAACCAATAGATTACTCAGTGAAGATTACCATTTCTGTTATGTAGCTAGAAAGAATGGCGTTAAAGTGTGGGCTGCTCCGTGGGTTAGATTAGCTCACATTGGGACATATACATTTGAAGGTCAGCTGATACCAGCGCCTTAAAGATCATGAGGGAAAGCGCATTTATGGTGGCGCAGATTAGCACTCAGTTTTGCCCTAAGCGCGTTAGTACCTCACCATTATCGTTTTGATTTGCGGGCAGTCTTGGCAGATTTACGGAAAGCTTCAGCAGTTGGAGCACCTTTACTGCCTACTGCTCTCATCTTCTCTCCACTACCAGCAGCAATACGTTTGCGTTTAGCATGGATATTTGCGTACAGTCCTGCTTTCATCTTCTACACCCCCAACGTCTTAATGATGCCGCCTTGCGGGTAGGTCTGCCTTTGCTATCACGCATTGGACCAGGCATACCAGACATACGAGCACAAAAGGATTTCTTACGAGCAGCGTCACGCTTAGTCTTAGGATTAGGCGCGGGTGCTTTTAGATTGCTACCTGTTTCACGATTGTATTTAGCGCGACCTTTCGCAGTTAAACCAGCACCGCGAGCTACAGGTAGCTTCTCACCACGTTTAATGGATAAGTTTACAGCCATTATTTTTTATCTTTAGTAATCACGCCTAGCAAACCTGCCAAGCCAATACCAAAAGTAACAATAGCATTAGCTAAATCAGGTGCTAGATTCATACCACCAGCAGTAGCTAATAAAACAAGACCACGCCATGTTGATGCTTCTTTTGCACGTTCTAAAATATATGGAAACATAATACCTCCCTATTGATAATCCCAAACAACATTGTTTGGTAGGTTTTTACCCCCAATACCAAGATGCAAAAATGTATTTGCAATCCCGATTCTAGTAATGCCATGCTTTAAAGCAAGATGAATAAGTCTAAACCTATCTGTTCCGTTAGTACAAGCAATATCTGCACACATCCCTTGTGTATGCTCACCATTGCTATGGGTTTTCTTTGCTTCTACTGGATGTTTAACTGATCTGAAACCGCTAGTCACAGTAATGGATCTGCCGTACTCAGTACGGATAGCCTGTAGCTTCTCCATAAACTCATGCTGCATATTGTTTTCCCCAGTATGCTTACAATCAAACTCAGCCTTAGAGAAATTCTTATACTTGTCCCACTGTGCTTGCATTAGATGCCTTCGCCTGGTGTCACATATAGTTTTGCATTGTTATGTTCAGCAATGATTCTGATGTAAACAGATTTAGTAGAACTGCATTGAGGACCAGTGAAAACCTTTTGAGAATATGGAGGAATAGCTACAACCGCAGAGCTATTTCCATCAGGAATAGTGGCGGTAATGTTTGCTGTTTCACCATAAGCTACAAACACAGGATTGTTCTTATCAGTATTACATACATAATATTGATTAGAAGGACTGACTGCAGTGATTGTTACTACATTCCCTTGCACGTTAGCAGTAGAAGCAGTAGCAACAACACAGTTTCCCATAGGCTGAAATGAAATATTATTAGCCATGATTAGTAACCTCTATTTGCTTTGCCTTTTAAAGCTGGTGCTTGGAAAGGTGTAACGCCAGTAGTTGTTTTACCTTGTGCACCAAAGTCAAAGGTGCTTCTAAAGCCGCCTACTGGAGCTTTACCTGGTGTCCAACGCTCTTGTGGTGAGCAAGCATCGTATGGTGTTTGTGGGCGTACTGCCTTAGCACCACCTACATACTCGCTCTTTTCCATTTCATCATTCATCTTTGCCATTTTCATGCTCCTTGTTTTTGACTAGGGCGTAAGCAAAGACTGCAAATACTATCGCTGTTCCTAGTCTGATTAAGTCTGGTTCCATTACTGAATACATCGCTATTACGAATACTCCTATCAACGATAATATCGTCAACAACCTTTCCGTGATAACGCTCAGTGCCAATCTTACCATTTGTAATGCGTCCATATTTATCCCCTCGTGATAATAAAAAAGCAATCATAGTATAACACTATTCATCATCATCATCATCTTCACCACTGTTAAAGGCAGCACCCCATTCATCATTCTGTAGCTTGAGTTTAACCATCTCTAGCTTCAGCGCTCTGTCTAGGACCTTTGCTTTATCAGTGAGGGACGCCATAGGATCACTCATTACACTTTTTAATAGCTGGCTGATTGCAGCCTCTAAATCAGGGTTTATCCCCTTCCCCTGTTTAGCCATTATCGTGTGCTCTTTCTGCCACGCTTCATAGTTTTAACAGCACTATAAGCACGTTTGCCCATCTCTTTTTCCATGCCTTTGCTTTCATCGCGTCTATCCTTCATAGATTGCATTTTAGCGCCATTACGCATAGCCATAGATTCGTCCATGCGGTCATTGTATCCTTGCTTCATTTTTATCTCCTTGCTTTACGGGTTGGTTTCATCATAGGTTTTGCAATAGTACGTTCTATCTTCGCAATAATCATGCTAGGACGTCCAGACTGAGTGCGCTCTTGCTCTTTTACTTGTTCACGTTTCATTGGATTTTGATTATCCATGCGTTCTGTAAACATAATATTCCTACCTTCCAGACTTACGTTTAGATTTACCAGCCTTACGGAAAGCAATAGCCACGGACTGTTTTACAGCTTGGCGTATGCTACCTGGCTTGCTAGTACCAATTTTGCCTGTATCTTTAAACTTACGCACCATCTCACCAATGTTAGTGCTGATGGTCTTTTTACTTGATCCGCGTTTTAATGGCATATTATTTCCCTTCTTGACGTGGGTTTGTTGCAACAGGTGCAACGGTTGGAGCTGTATATGATTCAGCAAAAGGCAATGGTGATTGCAGTCTAGCCTTAGGATATAGCGTGAACGGCTGTGTAATTCCTCTAAGCACATCAATGAAACCACCAGTTTTAATAGATGTTGGAGTGCGACCCCCAGTAGCTTTTAAGTCTGGGGACACACCACCGCGTCCAGTAAGCGTCAATCCTGATTGACCAATCTTATATAAAGGATTGTTAGATCCATAGATTGAACCCTCTTGAATACGCTTTTGAATAGCTTTGCCAATATCGCCAGCAGTCACAATGCCTGGCTGGTCTGCCATCAATTGAGCCTCTTCAGCTGTCTTTAATGCTTCCCAACGGCTACGCACTGTCTTTAATGCGCCTACTGTTTCAGGTGGCAATGATGTATCTGCGGCTGTATCAAACGCATTTTGCATCTGACGCAATATTCTTGCGCTTCTATTCATAGAAGTACGGGCAGCAGCATCACCTAAAATACTGCGAATAGTATTGTAGTTACGAGCATCCATCGTAATAGATGGCTGGCTACGCAACACTGGTAATATCTCTCTCACAGTCTGTAGTGCCATTTCAGCTTGTTGAGGACTTACTTGGTCCTCAGGCAGTCCAGAGATGGCATTGATTCTTGATCTAAACTTTTCTGGCAATCCAGTAATCTTGCTCAATGAATTAAGAATGGCTTTAGACTGACCAAAGCTAACGCCAGTGCCAGCAATGCCTGTTTCCTCTTCTAGTATCTTACCTAAGTCATCAAAGAATTTAGGCTCAAAGGTAACTGTCTTATCTGCAAGTATGCTGTCATACTCGCCTGTAAGCCTGTTCTTGGCTGCATTAAATTCTTGCTGACCAAATATATTTTTAGGCTCTAAGCCTAGTGATTCATTAAGAATACGGTTAGTAGTTCCTTGCTGTGCCTCTTGTCTAGCCAAACTAACAGTGCCTTCAGGACCTTTTTTCAATTGAGAATAGCTTGGACCTTTTAAGATGTTACCGCCTTTACGCATCTCTTCTGTTAAGTATTCAGATGATGCTAAACGTTCTTGTGGCACTAATGGACTAGGACCACGACCTATACCTCTAGTAAGAAACCCTACTCCAGGGACGGCAAACTCGCCTAATACGCGAGCAGTTGGTTTCAACCCTTTGTAATCTTCAGGAACAGCACGTGAGGCAGCCTCGCCAGCAACGCCAGCAGTACCAGCCAATCCAATCTGTTCCAACATTTCTCTGCCAGTTTTAGGCACTATTTTAGAAGCAAATTGTGCGGCTTTAGGAACGGCATAACGCTTCGCCACTTCAGCTGCACCCCAGACTGCAGGTAATGCTTTAATAGGCGCAACAAAACTTTCTAAGAATCCTACTGGCTCAAGCCCAGGCTCTTCAGGAATATCTGAAAGCTTCATAGGCTTAGTGCTAGGCTTCATTGATTCAATAAAAGTATTCTCGCCTTTAGGTTGAGAGCCTTCTATTTCAGATAGCTTTGCCATTATTCAACCTCCTCTACATCAGGGTCATTCATATCACCACCAACAATGCGATACTTTTTGTTGCCTCTTTCGATAATCTGTCCAATAGAATAAGCAGCTCCACCAGAACCAAATGCGCTTTCACCACGCTGTGTAGGAGCTTTAAGAATTTGTCCTGACTGAATCTGTGCAGATATATCAGGCATACTATAAAAGGATTGATAGCCTTTAATAGTAGTATTAAGACCTTCAATCATCTGATCAATCTTCTGTGCTGTTGCTTGTGAAGTATCACCAGGATTAGGCACTACACCATAATTACGCATAGCTTCAGCGCCAGTAACGGCTTTACCTGATTGATCTAAGTAGTATGCGTTTCTCAGCTTATTAGCTTTAATTAAGAAATTGCGTAAATCTTCTGGTATTTGCTTTTGCATCAATTGACTTGAAATCTTGCCGCCTTCTTCTGTTAGGAAAGAAGCAACGCGGTTATCATCAATTAACTTACGCAATCTTGGATTCTGCAAGTCACGTTGCAAATCGGTAAATTCTTTTAGAAGTACATTTTTATCAATGTAAATCTTTTGTTGTGCAGCAGATGGCTTATTACCACCCTTACCTTCAGCCTTAATTGCAGCCAAATCCATAGCAGATTGTGTCTTGTAAACCTCACCCATAGCAGAAAGCTTACGTTCTTGAGCTTTGGCAACAAGATTCATTTGAATTTTCTCTGCCTCGCCTACTGCAGTATTAAGGTTTTCAAGATATTTAATAGTAGCTGGCAAGCCATACTTGTCTTTGTACATCTTCACAAAGTTAGCATCTTGCTCTGCTAAATAGGCATCAGCCTCAGCATTTGCAGCTTGTGTATCTAGTGCAGCTAACTCACCAATCTGTTTTAGACGTGTAGAAAGCGCGTCAGACTTAACTTTTAACGCTTTGAAGTTAGTTTCAAATACATCCTTCTCACGCTTGTACAAATCAGCGCGACCTTTTTGATAGCCTGAAAGCATACCGTCCATAGCATTTAAAGCTTGCATAGAGTTTTCTTTGCTGCCGCCACCAATAGCATAACCAATCACACTAACAAGACTAAATAGACCAGCCAAGTCTTTAGCTGTATCTTTTGTAGGCACAAACTCAGCACCTGCCATCTTGTTTGTGATTTCCTGCATCTGTGCATATTCTGGTGAGCCTGTAATCGCTTCTTTTTGTTTGGTAATAGCTTCACCTCTCATGCGGGTGGCTTCAGCCTTAGATCTAGCTTGCTGCTCTTTTTCCATAGCAGAAAACTCACCTAGCTCACGGCTCTTACCTTCCAATTCTTTCAAGCCTGGAGTAACAGCTTTCATGTAATCTTCTTTTGTATAGCCTATAGGCTTAGAAGCCTCAGAAATTAACTGTTCTCCAGTGATTCTAAATGGCTTAGGCTCTCTTGGAGCAATAGTATCCATGCCAGTGATACCACCAACCCCATCTTTCACAGCAGAAAGATTAGGTGCTTTTGTAGTATCTAGCTCAGTGGTACCAAATGGTGAGTTTTTAACTGCTGCAGTAGCCATAGTCACTATCCTTGTATTGCGCTTCCATAAATGGTTCTAGCGATATTTGTGTAGTATCTGTTTGTCAATTCATTAACAAACTGGTCAGCTTGTAATCCATATTTAATAGCGCCAATAGCAATATTGTCACTGATACCCATAACCTTTAGACCATAATCGTATTGGTTTTGTAGCAATTCGTTACGCAACATAGCTAACTGATTAGCTGCTTGCTGTACGCCTACACCACCACGAGATTCAATGCCTTGAGCTAAACGAGCACGGGCAGCCTCAAATGCTTGAGCACTTGCAGGTGTCAATTCACCAGCTTGAGCTTGTTTAATCAAACGCTGACCTTCAACAGCATAAGGAGAAGCAACAGCTTGCATCTCTTGTTTTGCTTGCTGTCCTTGTTCTCTAGCGGCTTTAGCAGTTTTAGCGCCACCTAAAGCGCCTACAGCTGCAGTTCCTAATCTTCCAAGATTCTCAGGCTCTGTTAAGTATTTTTTTACGTTTCTACCTAACTCTTCAAAGAATCCAGGACCTTCAGGTGCGCCAGCTCTACCTGGCTCAAGGACACGTTCAATGACTTGAGCAGGGGCTTGGCGCGAAATCTGTGGAACCATAGGGGCTTGCTCTCTAAATATATCTATGCGTGGAGCAGCAGCTTGAGAGAAGTCCATACGAGGCGCTACATTTTCCATTGCTGGAGCATAGCTATATGTTGGCTCATAACTAGCTGAAGGAGCGCTAAAGTTAGGCTGATATGCGTAACTAGGCTCATAGTCATAGGAAATATTAGAGGCGTCAAATGTTGAGCCCCCTGAATAATCAGGGTATGTAGGACCTTCATAACCACCGTATGAGGTGTAATACTCTGATCCATTAAAAAACTCAGGCAATCCTGTTTCAGGGTTTACTGTACCTGAACCGCCATTAGCCTTTAACATCTCAGCTTCTTGAGGCGTAATGTGAGCCAAGATAGTGTCTGGACCACGCCCCTTAGAGCGAATAATCTGAGCTAAAGATGGGAGTGTTAAATCTCCCATGATATTAACTCTTAGTGTTTCCATCATTTTTCCCATATTAGGCTCCAAATTCCTCATCAAATTTAAGTGATGCAGTATTCCATACGGCTTGTTGTTGTCCAGATTTCTCTGTACCAAATAAAGGTGCACCAATGTCACCTACACGCAATGCCTGTGCTAGAGCAGCAGAAGAAGCTCCTTGACCGCCTTGCGTAGCTTGACCAGTTACCTGAGAACCACCACCAGGAGTGGCTGTGCTTTGTGTTGAAACTGGACTTCCACCTTGTTCACCACCAAATCCTAGAAGTTTTGTAATTTCAGCAGATAATGAGTTTTCAGCTAATTGTGTAAGACCAGCCTCTGTAGCTCTTCCTGCACCTTTTGCAATCGTTTCAAGGATTGATGGTGAGTATTGCATGCTTGGTTGAGTGCCTAATGATGTAGTCTTAAACGGTGATGTTTCGCTGACTGTTTCATAAGTCCCAAATGGAGATGTAGGTACACGAGCACCAACAAATCCAGGTGTTATTGTAGGTAAATTAACAGTTCCAGCTGTGCCAAATGGTGAAGTGGCAGAAACTGCCTCAGTAGTACCAAATGGGGATGTTGGAATATTTGCTCCAGCAGGTGCGGTAGGTGATGACGGTGTTGTAGTGGTAGTTCCTGTACCAGCACCAGCCTCAGATATAGCTTCTCCTACCTTACTAATCGCTGGTTTAACAGCTTCCATAGCACCAGTAGCAGCTCCAGCTATTGCACCAGCTTTTAATGCTTGTTCAACGTCACCGCCAGTAGCAATCAATGTTCCAGCAGCTTGACCAGATGCAGCTGCAGATACTTTTCCTGCAGTGTCACCGAAATTAGATGCGACTTTACTACCAACAGCATTACCTACATAGGTTCCTGCAGCGGCAGCGGCACCATTTTTAATAATATCTCCAAAGTCCCCACCACTAATTGCAGTAGCAGCAGCAGACGTGGCTGCCTGTGAGATAGCAGTAGCGGCAATAGGACTTACACCAAGACTAGCTCCAATAGCGGGAGCAAGAGCAGGTGCAGCAACAGCAGCAAGTACTGGCACCGGATTCTCGGC